CGTAGTAGTTGATGCCTTCAATACCTTTTTCGCCTATGCTTCGCGCTATGTTGTATGCTGCAGATTTAATTGCGCTCTCTGTGGACTTAATGAATTCACCCTGTCTATTGCGCAGTTTTAGTGGCTTCATACGTATCCACTTTTCAATCGCGCTAACAGGTGGCATTCTGCTATTTGGTTTGCGCCCAAATTCTATCACATCTGCATATTGACCAGCTGGACCTTTGACAGTAAAGTCAATAGTTGGCTTTCCATAACGCACTTTAATTTTATAGATAAGTGAGTTAACCAAACTAGTTGAATTATTCGATGCAACACGATTGACAATCTTACCACGAACGCGACGTTTGATGCGCAAGTTCGATTGCGCACGCTCGACTACTGTCGCTGCATATTCGTTTAGTATTTGGTCAAACTCACTCGCCATTATACCAATGTCAAATTAAGCTGTGTTGCCGCTATTACATATGCTTCAGCATTTGAATCACTGGTTGCGCCCCAATTCAAATAGTCATCACCTGTAATCATGACCTGACCTTCGTAAATAGTCAAGCCATCAACATCGCACAACGAATACTGCAAAGCAGCTAGACTTTCAAGGTTATCATAACTGATATAAAGCTTTAAGCATACGGCTGTTTTAGTTTCGCCATTGCTCCAAATGTCTAAAGGTTGTATTTCTCTCATCGTGTTATTGTAATTAAATTTCCATGTGTTCTTGACGATCCCGCTACATTATTATTTTGAACTGCAAAAACTAAATACTGGTTAATCGTGGTGTTGAACGTGAGTGATGTAAAATCCACGTTGTTAGCCGTATAAGGAGAAACACCCGCAAAAGGTGCATATTTAATTGAGCCTGAAGTGCCGATTGCAGTTACCATATAATTTCGCTCAAACATACCCGCTGAATTCACCCCAGCGTTCCAAGTCCCGATAACGGTTCCACCGATTGCGGCAGATGTGTTTAAATAAATGCGAAAGTCTGCACCGCCTGTCCCGGAGATTCTTGCATTAAGTCGCGTCGTCATCCAGTCATCTGTTTGAAAAGTATTCGCTGGGATTAACACGCTAAAAATTAAAGTTACCGCAGTCGTTCCTGTAACGGCTGCTGTATCTGCAAAATTTCTATTTAAAATAATAGTACCTGAAATACCTAAGTCAGTAACAACTTGTGCAGGTGTTCTTGTATCTACCGTATTATCTGACTTTATCCGTATGTAACTAACTGCATTTGGGTTAACTATTGTTGTAGCAAGTGCCGTTCCTACTGTGGTAAATCCAACAGCATTCTGTTTGCCGTTAAACGTTGACCAATCAGCACTGCTCAATGCACCGCGATTAGCTGCGCTTGCTGTGGGCAGGTCGAATGTGTGTGTGCTGCCTGCGCTACTGATTGCGAAGTCAGTGCCCGATGTACCTACTGCAAAGTTTTGCGTGCTTTCAGTTAAACCATTCAAAGAACTGATGCCTATTGCGTAGGTAGTGTGCACCTCACCGATGCGCCCATCTTCAGTGTAAAGTGTAACAGTCTTACCATTGGTATTTTGAATATCGAATTCAATGTGTATCCTGTCAGTTGCAGCTGTTACTGTGGTAGGTACTGAAATCGTGAAGCTATACAAATCAGGCACGTTGCCATTTGTAATTTCTTCCATCGTGGAAGTAGCAACTAATGTGAACGTGCTGCCATTATACGTGTAAAGCTTTGCAAGTATCTGCGCATGGTTAGAACCACCGCCTGTTTCACTTAAATACACATCAATAGTCCAAACACCTGCAGGTATTAGCACATGGTTAGGTGAGCCTACATCAGTAATGAAGCGAGCAATAGCACCTGTAGTCGATGCAGTAAAGTTAGCAGCTGGTCCTGTGTTAGCAGCTGTGCCTAATTCGTAGTATGCATTGCCACCTATTGAAGGCTGCGACACGTTACCATTGAAATAAAATACTTGACCACCACCCCCACCTGTTGAAGGTAGCGTGCGCAGTGCACCTGTGCCATCGATGTACTGATCAACTGTGCCATTTGCTGCGACTGCTAGCGTGCCCGATGTGGTAACAGGTGAACCGCTTACGCTGAATGCAGCGTTAGTTGGTGCAGGCATTGTAAGCCCTACCGATGTGACCGTACCACTACCACCACCACCTGAAGGTGTAGCTGCTTCCCAATCTCCCGATGTAGTGTTGTATGTTAGCACCTGCCCATTGCTAGGCGTTGGTGCGTTTACATCTGCAAGGTCATCGAGATTGACAGGTATAGTTGGCTTGTTTAAGATTTCAGCTACACCACTTACTGCGTTCCAATCGGAATTTACCTGCGCTGCAGCTGCTTGATTTTGCCATGTATTAAGAGCAGTATTGTAGGTTATAACCTGCCCATTAAGTGGCGAACTAATAGTTACATCGGATAGGTCATTTATTGGAAGTCCATTGATGACACTCCATTCTGTACCACTATATTCTATTAACTGACCTTTAGCTGTGCCGGTGATTAAATCATCAAGTGTGGTTGGTATCGTCGGTTTGTTTAAGATTTGATAGTCACCGCTTGAAGCATTCCAATCTACAGGCGTTTGACGCAAGCGATAGCCTACGGCTTGCAATGTCCAGTATGAAGGGTTTGATGGGTTAATACCATCATTGTTTGCTATGCATCTGTACACGCTACCGCTATACCATACTCTATCTCCGATTTGATACGGATTGCCTTGCGCTGTGGTGTGGTTTGCGTTCCATTCGGTGCTAACGTATTCACCACCCCCTCCTCCTCCACCTGCTGCATCTATCGTAACGCTTCCATCTCCGTTATCGGTTATGGTTACGTTAGTGCCTTCTACTAAATCTAATATGTTTTGAACTGCGTTATCTACACCATTGGTGCGTAGTGTGATGCCGTAACCTGTACCGCTTCCACCACTTGATGAACCGCCCACTGTCCACACTGCAGGGATATCACATGCTGACCAATCCCACGGCACTTCTAATTGAATCGTGAAAGCTACACCTGTAACAGTGTTCTTGTATTCTTCGATGAAGGGTTCAAACGTTGGGTTGTTTACCAACTGCACATCGAAGCCAAACAACTGCAATCCGTTGCGCACTTCTGCAATCAAATCCTGACCTAAGCGCACGCAATCGCTTATAACTTCACGCTGGTATTCTGCTTTGTATTCCTTATCGCGTGGGATATCCGCAAACATAATCATGAAGCCGAACTGCATACCACCCTGTATAGGTGTGATAGTATCGGGTGTAACGTGCATGAATGGATATTGATCATCCTGCAGTTGGTCTGCTAAGTCGATTTGACCATGTGTGAATCGCTTAATCAAAAAGTGACCAGCTGCAAATGCTTCTAGTCGATTGATGAGAACGTTATAGCTGTAATTGTAGCTTGTCATCTATTTCTTTTTTTCATTTCCATTTTCTGCACGTACACGTAATCTGCTAAGTATGTTAAGTGCGTGAACACTTCATAACATCCACGTTCAGTAACTGCATCAAACTTTGTGACATCTCTATCTGCCAAAGATTCGATGATATGAAACCATCCGTACACACCTAAACCATCTGGTGTTGCTGTTCCTTCATCTCCTTCACTATCTCCGTTATCTCCTTGGCCAAATAAACGAGGGAATCGTTGTATAGTTCGAGTTCTAAAGTCGAAAAAAAAAGCAGCGTATTTAACACGTGGTCTAAAGTTAATTCACATACTGCGCCTTCGTACTTGCGCTTATCACTTGTCTTATAGGGCTCTATGTCGTAATACTTACCGAACTTCGCAACTATCGGTCTATACAGTATGCTCATCAACTTTTGCGCAGCCGTGCCTATTATCTGCCCATCCTTGTACACTTCAGTGCATGCAGTGTCTAGATCCACATATTCACCAAAAGACATGCTGCTCAAATCAGGAATGAATCCTAATTCGTATGCACCAACACGCACTGTCCGTTCAAAGTCTTGGCTGGTTAGTCTTATCGCAGCTTCAAACTGCTCAATGATCTCATCTATCACATGCACCTGAAGCAATCGAATGCTCTCACTGCTCTTGCCTGTAATGATGTGCACACGCTCCACCTTATCGACTGCGTTCTGGTAGTCGATGTATTTGCCAAGTGTGATGCCTTTGGCGTTTGCTGCTATGCTGAAATTAAGTTTCATGCTCTGTTGTATTGTAGTTTTTGCTTCCTATTTGTGGCAATTTTGTAACATAAAAGAAATAAATTTGTTACAAGTCCGAATGCACCTGAATGATTACGGGTGCTTTGTCATCGCCTGCGTGCGTTACACGTGCCTGTTTTGGTTTGAAGTATTCAAGTACATCCAGCGTAAGCCCTGCTGCCTTAAACTTCAAATCCTCATCGCGTGAATCCATGCATTCGTTGATGAATTCTGCAACCTTTGGCAATGCTTCAGCTACAAAGGTGCGCCCAAATTCTTCCCATTCAAGTGTCTTCTTATTCAAGCTTCCTAATGGTCTACCATTCGGGTTGTTGGTCATTCCTTTTTGTAAGCCCATATTTGTTATTTTGATGTTTACAAGTTACTTAGCATCATACTGCGCAATGCATACCGCGATGCGTTGCTGCGCATCCGGGAATTCACTTTGCGTTTTTGCATCACTCATGCAGCGTGCAATAAATGCGTTCTTTTCTTCTTCGGGTGTGGGTGTTGGTAGGGGCATGTTGTTATGGTTTATCTACTTTTCCTAGTTGTCTGTGAAATTCTCTAATCAAGTCACGTATACATGAAGAACATCCACTTGGGCGTTCGTGTTTCTTTGTTATCTTGCTGTACCAATAGTAGAGCATCTGCAAATCTTCTTGTTGTATCCGGTTGGTTTTGCTTATTCGTTTAATGAATTCATCTAGTGCAGCTATTTCTTCTTCTTTCATGTCCTGTGCAAACCACTTGCGTGCTGGGCATGATGCAAAGCGGAATTTTGTTTTTACATCCATGAAGCAACCGCACAGCTTTATCTTTTCCTTGTAGTAGGTAACATCATTTTCTTCTTCATTGACGTTGTTGCCGACTATAGGTGTGCCGCATGTGCCAAATGTGCCGTTGTAAAACTTACATTTTTTGCAAGTATTCAATCTCTCGCGCTGTATGTGCGATGCTACGTTGAAGTTTAACATATTCTCTTATTCGTTTTAATGCTCTGTGTATGCTAGTGCGCAGGTAGCTGTATGGTATTCCAGTTTCTGCACTCAATTCTTTGTAGTCAAAATCGGGTTTTGAGTATAGACGCAAAAGGATTGCATCAAATTCATTCAATCTCCCGATTGCGTTGTATAGATATTCACCATCTATGAATGCACCTATCCATGTTTCATCTTGTTTGCTATCATCTACCTGCCTTTCTACGTGCAGTTCGTAGTATTTGCGATACTTAATTGCGTAATCACTGCGTGCACTGTGCCATGATAGCCACAATGCCCTGTTCACGTATGCTTCTACTTTGCCCCTGCACACTATATCTTCAATGTCCTGTCGTGGGCGATCCATCAACCTGGCTAATACTTCATGCAGCAAATCACTTCCCTTCTGTTTATCGTGTGCAAGCCTACTGGCTTTGTCTAGCCATGCGTTATAGTGTTTTCCTATGTGGCAACTTACGCAGTCGATTTGTTAAATTTTAAAAATATCGGTGTAAATACTTGCACTACCCAAAAAAGCGTGTACATTTGTACCCGTCAAAGATAAACAAAAACAAAACACAATGGGCTATTTCACTTTTGAACACGACTGCAG